TGAATAATATTTTATATTGCATTACTCAATCTAATGAGCAATTAAATAAATGTTTTTCATATGATGATAAAGATATTAACGCTTTATCATCTGTATTTAATATTCCAAGATCAGATATAAAAAAGATATATGATAATTTTTTTACATTAATTAACATTAATAGGGGTTAATATTATGAAAGTTGAAAACATGGTAAGTAATAAAGGCAACTCAATACCCAATCAATTTATTATCCATGATAATGAGAATGAATGTAGTTATTTTCAATCTTATAATTCTATGATAGTTAAAAAATATTATGATATTGAAAAAATATATCTTGATATTAAATTTTGGAATTACTCAAAAACTACTTCAAAATATCGTAATATGTTTCTTGATATGAAAACTCAAGAGATTAAAAAGGGTATTAAAGAAGGTTCTATAATTTTAACTAACTTAAATTAAGGGGTATAAAATGAAAGCTATCACGATTTTAATATTCACACTTCTAATATCATTGGCAGTATTATTTATGCTAATGGAATTTTATTTTCTATCCATGCTATTTAGTGGCATGGGTATTTTACAAGTATTCTATCTTGAATTTAATAAATAAGGGGTTAATTATGAAACTAACTAATAAAGAAAAGATTGATAAAGCAAGAGCAAAAAATCCAATTCAAGACTATTTTTTAAATCCTCATTTTGAGGAAGTCGCAACAAAAAAAGAAAAGAAGTTTGTTGAGGATCATTTTGAATTTATAACAATTAAATAAATAATCAATCTTAAAACTAAACAACCCCTTTAATTAGGGGTTTTTTTTGGCATAGGAATACATATAACCCCGTATTATATCAAAAAAATGAGTTGAAATCTAGTCTTATATACAAAAAAGGCCATAAAGATCATTTTTAAGCCCATAGTGTAAAGCAATATTAACTAATACTAGGGTATTAAAACATTTTTTAAAGGCCATAGGGGTTAATTGTAGCAGAATTTTTTATTATAAAGCTTGAAATTTTGTTAAAAACTATGATCTTATGAAAATAAGATATAAATATAAGCTTTTAAAAAGGTAAAATTCTATTATTTAATAAAGATAAAAATAACATTTATTAAACTAGTGATAACATTTATTTAATAAAAATAAAGATTAACAGTTGATGTGTAAAGAATTACGGATTTTACGCTATAATTTCACGCTGGTCAAGTGTCAAAAAAGCTTTACATTATTAAAAAAGGGGTATATATTAAATATTGTGCAAGTTTGATTAACAATATATAAGGAATAATTATGAGTAAGATTATTTTTAGTTATGGCAATAAAACTATAGAAAAAGATATGAATGACATTAAGACTGAAAAAGATGTTAAAAATGCTTTTCTAGGGTTAGTTAAAAAAGATAAAAAACTTAAAAAAGAAAAGAAATAATTATGATTGATTTTATTATATTTGGAATTGTTGATAATGGTGTAATGATATTGGGCGCATTTACAGGGTATGAGGTTGAGAAGTTTTTACCTGAACGCTTTAAGTTAGGCGCATTAATGCCTATCGTAGGCGCAGGTATAGGCAATGCAACCTCTGACTTTCTAGGTGGCCTTGCTTCATTAAATATGCCATTAGCAATTGGTAGTGGGTTAGGGTGTTTGATCGGACTTGCCTTAATACCATTGTTTAATAAGAAGTTTAATGTAAATAAGGGGTAAAAATTATGAATTTAGAAAAAATTAAATGGGCGAAAGATGATAACGCTATATATTTTTCACCGCTTGATCTGAAAGTAACATTAAAAAGAAGTGAAAATTATTTTTTATGTTCTTGGGATAATTTCAAAATCATTCAAGTACATACTAAACAAACATTAAAAAATGAGTTCGCAGCGTTATTTGAAAATGATTTAGATAACGCCTGGTATTTTGATCGAGAATGTTTTTTATTGGAAGATTTAATTGATTATTTAATCGAAACAGTATGTTTTGATAGGGTAACTAATGAAAATATGTCTATTCAGCTTATAAAAGAGGGGGAAAAGTAATTATGAAAAATGAAACTTGGTTAGAAGAAACAAAACGAAAAGGCCACAATAATAGAATTTTAGGTTTTGTGATCGGTGTTTTATTCACATTAAGTGCATTAATAATATGGGAGATTTTATAATGAATGAAAAAGAAAACTGGGGTAGCAATTTACCACCTGATTTAAAAGATGCAGAGGAAGTTGAGTGCCACGAATGTGGGGATTACTTTATTCAGGAAACTAATCCTGATGATTTTGTTTGCAGCTCATGTAAAAATAATGAAGATTGTGATGAAAGTGATGAACCAACTTTATTAGATGCAGATTATAGAGGGCATGATTATGGCAATGATTGATAAAAAAACAAAAGAAATGCTACCACAACATGATTTATTGTGTTAAATTCAATTACTTTAACAATTAAGGAAAAATTATGAAACTGAATGAAATTTGTAAAAAATTAAAAGTTACACCGAACCAATTAGCAAAAAAGTTTGATCCACCTTTATCAAGACAAGCAGTTTTTTATTGGAAAACTACAGGCATACCTCAACTTCGACAATATCAAATAAAGGAAATGATAGATGATACAGAGAGAACAAATACTATCGAGATTTAAGAAAGTTTACGCATCAACTAACGATAATTCACAATATCAATGCTTATGTCCTAGTCATGATGATAAAACCGCAAGTCTGGGAATTAAGTTTGATGGCGATAAGGTAGTGATTAATTGTTTTGGTGGGTGTGAAACTGGAGATGTCATTCAAGCAGCAGGATTAAGTTGGTCTGATATTATGCCCAATTCTGTTGATAATGACTATAAACCAAATAGAAGATTTAATCCTTTTGCTGTACTAAAGGCCATAAGTAATGATGTTTTATTTTTATGTTTATGTGCAAGTAGTTTGAAAAAAAAGATCCCTCTTATTGATAGTGATTATGAAAAATTGTTAGAAATGACATCAAGATTAAGAGGAATTTATGACGACATTAAATGAGGAAATGAATAAATTAATTATTGGCGATAAGGATATAGATAATTATTTTGCAAGTCGTGATAATGATGAACATTATAAAATTAAAAAACCAAGTCATTATGTAGATGATGTTCAAAGTTATTTCAGAAATGATATGTATGGTGGAATTAATTTACCATTTGATTTTACAGAAGATAAATTTAAAATTAGATTTGGCGAAACTTCTATAATCACAGGATATTCTGGGCATGGTAAAACTGCTTGGCTTTCTTTTATTATCTTAAAACTTCTTAATGAAACTAAATCAATGATTGCATCTTTTGAAATGCTGCCAAAAGCTACTTTAGGTAGAATGTTATTACAGACTGGATTACAAGATCCAACTGATAACGCCATTAAATCATTTGTTCAAGGGTTAGATGAAAAATTATATCTATATGATGCAGAAGGGGAAACTAGCGTTGAGAAAGTAATAAGTGTTGTTTTTTATGGTGCTGAAAAACTTGGAATAAAAGTATTTGTAATTGATAGTTTAATGAAATGTGGTATTAATGAAGATGATTATAATAAACAGAAAAAATTTATAAACCAATTATGTGTGGCAAGTAGAGATTTAAATATAAAGATATTTTTAGTCTGCCATAGTAGAAAAACATTTAATGAGCATGGCGAACCAAGTAAGTTTGATGTTTTAGGTTCTAGTAACATTACAAATTTAGCAGATAATTGTATTACAGTATTTAGGAACAAGGCCAAAGAAGAAATTTTAAATTCTGAAGATCATGACAAAAAAGAAGAAGCTGTTAATTGGCATGACGCAAAAATATATATAAACAAACAAAGGCATGGTAATGGATTTGAGGGAAATTTTGGTCTTTATTTTGATAAGCATACATTTAGATTTGGAACTAGAAATTTTATTAAAAAACTACAAGTAAATAATACTTATAAAGATAAAGGATTTTTTTGATAACTATATTATTAGGCCTGTCTTTAACAGTAATGATTACAACAGCATTATCATGTTGGGTAGGCTTAATATTATTTGGATTAAAAGTTTTAAAAGAAAAAACATTTGATATTATGGTAAAAAAGGATTAACATAGAGTAGTAAAATTAATTAACCTTTAAAAAGAAGGAAAATATTATGAGCAAATCAAGTGAAATGGCATTAAAAGTATATCAAGAACAGTTTGAGCAAAACGAACAAGCTAGAGATATGCAAGAAATATTAGATCAACAAGCACATCAAGAACAATTAAAACTACAAGAAGACCAAAGTGAGTTTGATATAGATAAAATAAACAAAGCTATCCGCAGATTAAATGAATTAAACAAGGGGATATTATGAGTAAATACAAAGACTTAAGAAAGATTGATGTATCTAAACATACAGAAAAGAAAGGACAATTTACTTATTTGAGTTGGGCATGGGGGGTAGATATATTATTACAACATGATGGTTCTGCGACATGGGAATATAAAGAGCCATTGACTTTACCTGATGGAAGTATGATGGTGTTCTGTTCATTAACAGCATTTGGTAAAACAATGACAGCACAATTACCTGTACTTAATTTCAGAAACCAAGCTATTAAAAATCCTAGTACAATGGAATTAAATACAGCTATGCAAAGATGTTTAGCAAAAGCAATTGCTCTTTTTGGAATATCACTTCATTTATATTATGGAGAGGATCTTCCAGAGGGTGATGTTCTGGAACGCATAGAAAACATTTATAAAGAACAAGGTATAGATGAAGCTAGAAAATATTTTAATACTCTTAACGAAGTTGATAGAAAACTTTGTATGCCTTTTATAGAAAAAGTTAAGGAGAGTAAATAATGGAAATTAATACTCAAGATTTATTAAAACATTTAGAAAGTTCCGCAACTCAAGAAATTGTTAATTATGTAAGGACTAATATATATGAGGATTTTTTAGCAAAATCACATGATAAGAATAAGTCTTTTAATATA